TAACAGTTACTCCAGATACAGGTCAAAATAATGGAACTTTATCTATTAATGCTGATAAAAATGAGAATTATGTTAGTAGATATACTACATTTAAGGTTGAGGGGGGGGGTATTACTAAATCTGTATCAATAGAACAAGATCCTAATCCTTATATTTATATTGATTGTGGATATATATTTTCTAATGCCAATATACAAGAACCTTATAAATTAACTCATGAGGGTGCTATTACAGTTTTGACGTTTGATGTAAAATTTGCTAATTTTATATTAAGCTCAAAGCATCTATTTATTATTAAAAATGTATCTAGCTTACAAGTTGAATTTAATAATCCTGTGATTAGTTTTATAGATCTTACTTCTGCTGGCCAGTCTTTCGGTAATATAACTTTAAATGGATTTACTACAAAGGTTGTTCCTAATTCTGAAGATGAAGGTACAGTATTATCTATTATAGATATAACTCCTGTTAAGCTTAGTGAAATTGTTGCAAAGATAAATTCTGCGCGTGATGCTTCTACTACTGGGGGTATGAAGATATCTATATTTATTAAAACAACTGGTACACAAGATAATTTAGCTATAATAATTAATGTAATTTAATATTATATGAAAAAATCTTTTATTACTGTAAGTCCTGATTCAGGGCAAAATGATAATATATTAGATATTGTTTGTGATAAAACGACTTTATCTACGAATAGAAAAGAAGTTCTAAATGTTACTGGGGGAGGGGGGATATCTAAAACTATAGATATTTTTCAATCAGGTGTGGTATATCCTATTATTGATTTAGGATTTATTATTGATGGTACTATTAGTGGAATGGATTTTGAAAAAAGATATACTGAATCTTCTAAAACTTTAGAAGCTGTATTTAATTATCCTAAGACTGCATTACTCTTATCTAATTATACTTATTTTGGTGTTTTTAATTTAGGTGCATTTAGACCGGAAGTTGTTATAACTACAGGTTTATTGATACTATTGAAATAACAGTAGTTGGTAATTCTCCTAAAACGTTTACTTATACGTCTGATGGAAGTACTTTTATTGATGACTATTTTACCGGTGGTCAACTGGTATATCAGAATCCTTATAATTATAATTTAGTTAAAACTATGTTGGATGATATTAGATCTTTGGGAGGAGAAATTATTGTTACAATGAAGAGTTCTACTGTAGATCCTACAATTTGTATTTGTGATTGTATTATTAATCCATAAAATTAATTATGAAAAAATCTTTTGTGATTGTTATACCTGATTCAGGTAGTAATAATGGCACTGCTGATTTTAATTAAGATCAAAATAGAAGTGAAACGATTGTTGTAGTAGAGGGTTACTAAAACTTTTGAAGTAATTCAAGAAAGACTCCAAGTTCCTACACCTATTATTAGAGTGAGTTTTGATTTTACTCAATCTTATTATAATACTACTATTAATGAATCAAGTGGTTTTATTGATTGGACAACAAATTGTTTATTATCTGCTGTAACAACAAATGAAACTGGAGAAATATCTGTTGGTAATTTAAAAAGCTTTTCTGATTATATTGATATTGATAATAGTTTGAGAATAAATAGTATTAGTATTAATACTGATAAAACAGGTATCGCTAATATTCATAATTGGATTTTTAATATAGCTCAAAGTTCTTATGATATTAAAAATGATACTCTTGTTTTAACTCAAGGTGCTTATTATGAGATAGTAGAATATATCAGAACTATGCTTCAAACTACCAGTGGTGTATTTACTATTAGAGTTATGAATATGAATACTCAGAAGCTTTTAGAACTTACAATACTTATTGATTATCAAGCTTAATATTGTTACTATTAAAATGAATATGTATTAATCGATATAATATTGATTTAAATATTTATTTATAAATTCTTTTGTTATATCAAATATGTATTTTATATTTACCCTCATCATTAAGTTGATGGGGGTATTTTTATTGCCCTAAATAAAACTGATAAAACTATTAATTATGGCATTACATGTATGGTTAGTTGAAGGTTCTAAAATTATTCTTAATATAGAGCAGATTCTTAAAGTTCCTGTTCTTGCTAAGATATATAATGATTGGCATAATGATAGAGAGCTTATGTATAAAATATTTAAGTTTATTGATTGTTATGCTGATGAAGACGGATATATTCATCGTAATGGTTTAAAAGATCAAAAGGCTTTTGATTATGCTATTGAGGTGGCTCAACTTAATTCAGACTTTAGACCAACTAAAGATATGATTGAAGCTATCAATTGGCTTGTTGAGCATAATATCAATTATGTTGGACAGATGTTCTTTGAAACTGTTAATGCTCTTCAAGCTGGTAAAGATCTTATGGCTGTTATGAATAAGAATCTTCGTAATGACCTAAAGAAAGACTCTTTTACTAAAGAAGAGATCGGTGGTATGCTCGGTTATATGCGTGAGATTACGAAGATGGGTAAAGACTTACCTAAACTTATTGCTGAACTTAAAGAAGCGGAAGATAATTACGTTAAGTCTAAACTCAAGAAAACTATCGTTCGTGGTGGTAAAGAGCTTGCTGCTTCAATGGATGTGCATAACAATATAGATAATGGTGTTGGTGGTGGAATAGATATGATTGATTAAGCTATGAATAGTAAATATGAGTTTTCACAAGATGCTATTGATAACTTTATGTTTATTCATGCTTATTGGAAAAATAGTTGTGATGGCATCAATGCTGCTCCTGAGAATAAGTGGGGCTATAAACGTGGAGATATTCCTTTTATAGATTATCTCTGTGAAGATAAAAGTAAATATCCGAAAGCATC